GTCAAAATTTTACCCTTGAAGATTCAAGGTCACACAACTATTGGTATGTTGTGATGTGCGGATGAACACCATGATAGTACTACCCAGTACTTGCTAGTTGCTAGTGGTGAAATGGTAATCGAGAACAGGATTACTAGACAACTGATACTATATATAGTTTCATGTATTGGCCCGGGATGGGTACCTAACGCATGGTTTATATAAATAAGGTTAGGTTGTTTTTTGCACTGACTGATATAGAATAAATTCTAATATTATGGAACACAAATTAATTGAGGAATCACTTCCGCAGAAAAGTGATAAAACCGCGATTGTTACCAAAGAGATGGCAGCCTCTGTAAATGGCCAGTCGAACTTACCTTTATTGGTCGGTTCGCTCAATGTCGATCCAAAGACATTGAACTGTGGAAAACCACAGGTGTGTAAAGTGTCTGAAAAACAATATGCACATGTTAGTCTCAAGAAAGTAGTCAGTGACACTATTGAGGAAATAATAGCTTGTGATAATGTAGTTGTGAAAGCGAAAGTCAAGTTAGCTAGTATGATAGTCAATAATAATTATGAAGATTGGATTGAGAATGCTGGAGGGTGGAGTAAGGCAACACACTATAAGTGTGTATGTGGCGCAAATTATGCGGGACCACATAATTCACGTAAAGGTTGTACTCCTAGAACACAATGCATTGCTTATTATAATGCATTGTGTGATTTAGGAGATTTTCAATTTATGTGTCCAATAGTAGATAGCCCTACTATTAATGAGGTTGAGATTAATGTATTAAAACATACTCAACCTATCGCCACTTCTTCTAAGTTTTCGGGTTTAGAAGATGAATGTGACAAGACACCACTTGTCACTAAAACTATTGATATAGTTGACAGTATTAAAACGGTCAATAAATGTCCAAGTATTAAAACGAAGACGTCAATAGCAAATACTTGTTGTAAGGAAAAGATACCGCATAACAAAGATTTTGTCAACTTGCCTGGTTCAGACCATCAGCAAAGAGATTATGGTAAGCCAACAACTACAGATAAGGTAGTGTTGCCCGGAGATCTTGAGCTTGATCAAGTTGGTGATTCTTTAAAATACAATATCTTTGAGGTAGAACACTTATTACAACGCAATTCAATATCGGGCAAAGTTAGTAGCTGTGAGCCAATGGCTACTAACCAACTTAGTACACATAACATTATATACAAACCATTAGGTTTGAGGCGATTGTTTACTAAGAAGAGTCAATTTGACCCGGGATCCAAGTTTAACCACAAAACTGGTGCACTCATGAATCGTAAAGATTGTCATGAGGCTGGTATTGAAGTTGTACCCGACGAAATGTGTATTCCTGCTCTCTACAAATACTTGAGGAGACATGAATTTGAACAATATAAGGATAGAGCCGCGAAGCTGGCGCACATGACGAAATTGGCCGTCAAGTTTGATATAAAATTAGACTCTGCCTTTGAGATAAATAAGTACTTTGCGACCATCCAAAAGGTCACGGACAGCAAAGATACTGTGTTCATGCTAAGTGAAGTGAACCCATTGCACTCTAGATCTAGATTTAGAGGGTGGTTAGGCAAACTCACTCGCAAACATTTTCAATAAACCCCCTATCGCCTAATACTGGTGGAATGCGCAACCTTCGGCTTGAAGGTACCAGTATTACAGCAATTTGTCAAGAAGGCGCAAAATTAGAAAAAACTGCAGATTGGAAAGAATCTGTTTGCAAACCAGCAAAGGTTGATATCGATTGTAGACCAACTAGTTATAACTATATATATGAAGTACCAAATATGATAAAGCAGGAAAAATACATTATGCATAATTGTCAACACAATGAGTTTGTGGGATTAAGAAATCGTTATTTAAAAGAAACGAAGAACTCTGTGACTTATGACAAAAGTATAGTAGATGGCATATTGGACGAATTATGTACACAGTTTAAACCACATTGGGAAGGTGCTCTTAGCTTAAAAGAGTTTATGGATGGCAAAACAGGACCTTTATATCAAAGGTACTCAGATGCAATAGATAAAATAAACACCAAGGGATTCAATATCGACAAACATAGTGGAACTTCAGCATTTGTGAAGAACGAATTATATGATGAGGTAAAACCTCCTCGTATGATCATCAATAGAGACACAAGATTTAATCTGGCCTATGGTAGATATACCAGTGCTTTAGAGCACTGTATGGTTAAAATACCACAATTTTCTAAAGGATTGAACTATCTCCAAAGAGGTATACAATTCCAAGATCTTGTATATTTCCCAGGTTGTGACATATTAGAGGGAGATGCCTCTAAGTTTGAAGCAACTCAAAGACCTGAATTATTAGAACACATTGAATTAGGAATATGGAAAAGGATTTTAGATGACCATGATTATAATGAGATTAGTCGATTGTTTTATGCGAAAATGAAAAAACAAGGAGTAACTCAGAATGGCGTCGAATTTTCTTTTATTGGATGTAGAGGCTCAGGTGATATGGACACCGGCCTATTCAATTCTATATTAATGTGGATAGCATGTAGATATTTTGAAATTTTCAATAAATTTACATGGAAAGGGTGTTTTATAGTTGATGGAGATGACAATGGGATTAGAATACCTAAAGGTAAAACTTACATTGACACATTTGCACATTTTGGATTTGATGCAAAACTCATTATCAGGGATGATTACCATGATTTTGATTATTGTAGTGGGAAGTTCATAAAGATAAACGCAAACACATTCATGTATGTACAAAACATTGTGAAAATCATAAACAATATGTCTGTCTTCAGGAAAATTAAATTTCAACACTGTAAAGCTGATTATTATCACTCATTAGGGTATATGTATAAGCAGATTTATGGAGATTTACCAATGTTCTCAGAATTTAGTAAATTCTTACTAAGGAGCACAAAGGGACATCATGTGAAGGTAGATATATTAAGGGAACTCAATCCAACATATGTAGAAGCATTTAAGTCTTCTACCAGTATTGTAGGTATGGCAGATGCTACAATCGAGATTGAGTTATGTATGAGTTTTGGATTAACACCAGGTTATTTACAATACATTAGAAACCATTTCAACGATGCCTACATCAAGTTTGAAGATGGTGAGAGCAGGAAGTATAGGTGTATAAGGAAACAACGCGAACGAGTGTCGGAAATAGATTTCATTAAATGTGAAACACTAATCCAGCGGTGAATTGGTCTATGGTAGGGCAACAATATACCATTACAATTCTCCTAGCGCGTTGTGCAACATAGGGGGGC